TCAGTGTAGCATTTTTGTTGGCTCTTTGGCTCTATATGAAGTGGGGACATCGAAATGTCATATGGTTCCTACAAATGGCGAGGCAGAGGGGGGAGGATAGAACCGACCGTAGGTGTGACTCGATTTCGGTTGGTGATTTGAGGCATGGCGATGCTCAATATGTGTGGTTCCGATGGAGAGATCGACTTCTTAGGGAGCAGGATCTCTTCGTCTCTATGGAGCTACTCATGCAGCTGCTTCACTATTCAAATACTTGTTATGATGATCCTAAGATCGTCCTTGACAAGTTGCGTCATGTGGCATCCCGGATGCAGAGTGTTAACATAGATAAGCGAGATGTCTTGTCTGGTAGGGATGTCATTTCTGATACCGTGTTTGTGGCTTTTGCTTGGTATCAGCAGAGAAGGGAGCGGGAATCGACGCGCCCTTTTCCAATATCTTCTGCGTAGCCGGAAAGGAGGGCAGGGCAGTAGCATATGGATATCGATATGGAGAGGTGACACTCGGTAAATTGAGTGATGTAAAACCTTCTCTTAAGATAGGTGATCATCGAGAACTGAGGGACGGTTTTAGACCGGTCCAGATGGTCTCGTCTGGCTTTCATTATGAAGGCATGGTCATGCCCCATCCATGTACTACTGATCCGCTCACAGCGAAGGCAGGAGTGTGTAAGCGTTTTGGGTTCCAAGCTCAACAACCCAATCGGGCCAAGTTACGGAGATTGAATAAGTTCGTCCGTCGTTGGTGCAAGAGGTATTTGACTCCTTTGTCTCCTGCAACCGACGTGTCCTTCGAGACTTGGTTACAAAAGACCCCATATACCGCAACTCGAAAAGAGGAATTGAAAGAACTGTGGACTAGGCTCTATGGAAAGCTCTATGAAAAAGGGAAGAAATACACCGGTGTCAAGTCATTTATTAAGGATGAGGTGTATCCTGAATATAAACATGCACGTCCCATCAATTCCACACACGATCTTTTCAAGTGCGAAGTTGGACGCTTCTTCAAGTGTATTGAGGAGGTGATCTATGAATTGCCACAGTTTATCAAGCATGTGCCAGTAGCAGACCGCCCGGCGTACATTATGAATATGTTGTACCAGCCAGGAGC